CGAGCCTGATTCAACGCCACACCATATTGTTGTCCAGCGGCGGTACCCCTCTGACCCAACAAACCATAAATACTGGCTAGGGCTGTGTAATCGTCACCGTACAGTTTTGTGGGGTCGACAGCAGACAAGGACCCGCGTGCACCATACTGTTGCGCCAAATCTTGTTGCACTTGGTTAAGCTGGTTTGCGGTACGTTGATACCCGGCAAGAGCCTCATCTAATGCTTGTTTGTAAAGCCCGGAAGAACCCAACCCGCGAGCAGCAAAGTCTTCACCAACAGCGCGGGACCCCTTTTCTCTTTCACGAGTAAGTTCCCCGCGGGATGTTTCTAACCCGCGGTATTGGCGTTGCTTATCGAACAGAATTTGCGCCAGTGTTTCCTGCAAGGTGTTTTGGAGGTTTGCACGGTCGGCACGGAACAACCCTTGTGATGCAATGAAGTTGTAGGGGCGTGGTGTTGGTGCTGGTGCTGAGTATGCGACAGGTGTGGGTGCAGCCGCAACAGGTGGTGGCGGCGGTGGCGGTGGTGGGGGAACGCGACCAATGTTCGCTTGGGCACGCCTAAAAGCAATCTCATCATCCGAAGGACGACCAGCGGGAGGAGTGTAAGAAGGCGTGGGTGTGGGCGCTTTAATTCCAGGGCTACCCCGCCCAACATAACGTGGCATTACATTCCCCTTCTTAAAGCCCCAGGACTGTTGTACCGTCCCGTACTATTATCCTGCATCCAACGCAAATAAATCTGTTTCTTTAACCTGTTCCGCATTTCACGGTCAATATAACCGTCTTTTTTCAAACGGCCAGACGTGGGTGCGCTACTAGCCCCCAAACCGTACCGTTGCTGCCCTGCCGCATAAGGGTTTTTAGCGTAAGTGCCAAGGTCATAATTTTGTTGCACTAAAACTCCTCAAACAGTATGGGCTACTCTAATGATACCTCAAACTATTCAAGGTTCGCCGAAACACCTCTCTTGCCGACAGCGTGAATCGACAAAGAAACAACTCGTACAGGGCCTGTAGATGATGTCCCGTCAGTGGTTAATTGTATAGTGAAAGAACAACGCCTGAACCGCATATCTTTCTGGAACGTTGTAGTGAGACGGTACGGGACAAAAACAGGGTAATCCACAGTAGTTACAACAGCAGGGTCACCCGAAAGCGGGTAATCCCATGTACCGCCTTCCAAATCATCCCAGGTGCCATCTTCGAAGTCATCCCACAAGTTGACGCTAGAAACATAAGCGATAGGGTCCGCGGTGCCCACAACGTCACGTGCCGTATACACGTCTGCAGCCCAATAAAACAACCGTTTCCAACTATCAGGCATACCAAAATCAAAAGCTTTACTTTCCGCTTTACACGTCATTTCTTCTTCAATGGTTTGACCGTACGCGTCCACACTCTGATACAACGCTTGCAAAGAAGTAGTGTTTAACCCTGTGACACCGTATAGTACGTCCGGGGTGAGGTCATTTTCTTTACGCGGCGCAACAATACCCCACGCAAAAGCAGTATCCGAAACCCATTCAGACCAAGACCCTTTCTCTAAATCGAGGGCGTACATAGAACCACCAAACCAGACCAAAGCTCTATCACCAAAAATGGTTAAAGCAGAAAATATGGACAAATCAAGAGTGTTGGCGCTTTGAGCGAACTGTACCCGTTGCACATCGTTTAACGGGTAAAACTGGTACGACACAAACCTGTACAAACGCCCACCACTTAACACCAAATACGAAAACTGGTATTCACCCACAGAATACTTGTTGTCCGCGCCCACGGTTCGGCTAAGAGCTTCCAAAATACCGTCACCAGGGGTTGACGTGTAACGGTAATAAAATGTGCTTTTAGTGCGGAAAATATATATTTCAGCAGTTGACGCCACAAGTTTAGTAATAAACTGTCCGTCACCAGCCTCAACATTAAAATAATTGTCCGGGTCCCACTCGTTGATACTTGTCGCACCAGGGCCAGCGGTTGTAATGTTAGAAAACCAAATACGTGTTTTGTTTGACCCTGTTTCACGGGAAATCATAAAAAACCGTGACTTGTACAACGTAATCTGTTCACCCTTCGGCATGGGCGTTGCACCACCGCTTAGTTGGATAAACGTTGTCCCGTTGTAGTAACCGCCCGCTTGAGTTGCGGAACAAATATATAAGTTACCTTCAAACTGTGCTGCGCCGCTAGCGATAATGCTCGTAATAAGCAAATATGTTTCGTTCTCAAGGTCATACAAATACGTACCTGAACTACATGACACAACAAGAAAAACATCCTCATTAACGTCTGTGTAATAACCGTGTAAATCAATTTCGGCATCTACAACCGGGGACTCCGCAACCTGGTGGATAGGGGGTCGCGACACTAATGTACCGTTAGAGTCCAGTTCGAAGTTCTGCATAACATGCAGTTCGTCTTCGCGAATAGTGGTGATATCCGCAACATTGTTCAAACCACCCATAAAGGATGACACAATGAGCGGTTCAGACCGTGTACCTTTACCTACGGGGCTGAACCGCCGCACCTCAGTTGCCGGCAGCACCGCCATTACAGGTCCTCAATACGCGCAGTGTTAGTGGGGTAAGAGTTAACTTGTGTCGCGTTTTCCTGGTTCGCTAACAAGTTCATAGCGTTCACGTATTCGGCTTGCTTATATTGTGCAGCCTCCCAGTTCTCATCCAACTGGTACGCACGAGCCAACACCAAATCTACAACACGTTGATAATACTTGTCGGGCACATTCAATGTTTCCGACAAAGCTGCAAGGTTCGCTGGTTGGCGCACAAAAAACAACCGCAAACCATTTGTCACGTTTTCTAAGGGTTTCGGAAAAAGGTAAATGCTTCCTGCCCGCTCATACCAAATAGATGGTTTCACGTCCTGAACAATGTCAGAGTCAGGGTTCGACAAAATATAGGTTTGTGCTTCCTGGAACGTGTAATACTGCAACGGTATACCTTCGTAATGTAACGCTTCAATGTATTGAATTTTTTCCGACGGGTACGTGTAAACATCTTGCCCGCTTACAACGTTTGTGTCTGCAACGTCTTTCAGGATAGGGTTTTGTGAAATGATGTCTTGTTGGGCGCTATTAATCCAGTTAAGAATGTCATTGTCGGTGATTTGACGACCGTCAGGGTCACCGAACTGACGCTTGACAGCGTTTGCAACTTCGGTGCCTGTGCGCGTGAAAATCTCAGCGGGCATTTATTACTCCCAGCGACGTTTATTGAGCATGTATTTCATTTTATCGCGTTTTTCTTCCATGTCGTCCGCACGACGACGTTCCTCCAAAATATGTCTTGCATGGGTTAACGCATCAAACTTGTCTAGTTGTTTCCCAAACCTGTGCGTATCCCACTCAAATACTTGAGCAAGAATGCGTTCATCTAACATGGTTTCCGGGTAAACGCTCACAATATATTCGGGTAAACCAAACGGGCGATGCCATACTGCATAAGGTTTATTGGGTTGGTCTTCTAAATATGGGTGACCTGGTGGGAGTTTTTCTAAAAACAAATCTTTATTGTAATCTTGCAGAATTTGTGCGATACGGCGGCCCCGTTCGGGCAAATCTAAATTTTTAAAAAGCATAACCATGCATCTAGCATACAAGAAACCCCCCCGCAGGAAGGAGGCGCGGGGGGGTTTCTCTCTAGGAGGTGGATGCGAAGTTAGACTTCAGCGATACCAGTCAGTTTACCATGCGCGTTGCGACGGTAAGTGGTCAACTCCGAGTAGTTGCGCATTTCAGCAACAAACGCGTCGTATCCGGACAGTTTCTGCCAGATAGCGCCCTGCTCGTCGATGAACTCCCATCCCACGTTGGTGTTGAGCGCAAGCTCCTTGTCGTTCGGGAAGAACGCAACACCAGCCGGGCAGTCGAAGTCAGTCATCATGGGGATGTCACCGTAAGGTGTGGTAAAGGTAAGTCCACCAGAAACACCACCATTCATGTCCTGCTTGTTCACAAACTGACGCAGACCCTGCAGTGCGTTCCAGTATGCACGGTACACACCAGGGGTCGTCAGGATGCGGGTAGGCCGCGAACCCTGCTTGCGAACGTTGAGGATAACGTCGTCGAGGTCAAGCTCGGTTAGTTCTCCACCAGCGTCAGCGGGCGTGGTCACATAGGATGACCATTGAGGGTGCTCGGTCGGGTCAATGCCGAAGAGTGTTCCGGAAGCCTTGATGATGGCTCCGAAACCGGTCCACTCCTTGTTGTAGGAGTTGGTTCCCCCGGCAGCGGTACGCGAAGAACGCACGATGATGTCGTCAGTAACGGCAGTGACAGCAACGCTCACAGTAACAGTGAGAGTTGCTTCGTCAATGTCGGTGATGGTGACATATGCGGTGTTCTGCGCGGTAGGCAGGTCATCGTGGTCCAGGATGTCAAGGCGGGTACCAATCTCAAGGTACTTCACCGAGTCAACCGTGAACGTAGTCGCTGCGGTAGGTGAGCTGGTCAGAACGGCAAGCGTTCCGGTTCCGTCACCATAAACCTGACGGTTCTGGTCCTTAGCGAGGTCCTGCTTGATGCGGGACATTTCTTCGCCAACATAGTCGACGAATGCCTGCGGGTTGGACTTTGCCTGGTACATGGTCTGACCCGTGCACTTGATAGCGCCGTACTGGCTCTTCAGACCGGTTGAACCACGGGCGTAGGTCTGCTGACCTGCGTCGGGCAGAGCTTCCAGCTCGTTACGAGCACCAATACCGTGGTTGCGTCCAAAGTGAGCAACAAAGTTCACTCCGGCACCACCAACGTTAGTGATGTTCTTCGCGGTGCTCTTAATCATCCCCAGTGCCGGGGTGTCGTTGTTAATCTGCTCGTTAACGCCATCGGAGTAAATCTGTTTCAGAATCTCCGAGCCGATAGTGAGCGAAATACCGTCAGCCATAGTTTTTTCCTTTCTTCGGCTTGGGTTTTTTGCCTATTTTTTCCCAGCCGTGAGGACGGCCATATAACAAGATTAGCAAAAAAATGACTAATCTTGTATTTAGCCGGCTGTTAGTGTCTGTTTGCGCGTCTAGTTCTCTGAACCCAGACGAATAGCAAGCGCCAAGGCAGCTTCTCTTTTAGCATCTTCCGAACTCAAATCGGGTGGGGCTGGTGCGGTCATTCCCGTACCACTCCCCACAACTTTAGGTGGACGTTTCGACGCATACTTGCGACGAAGGTTTTCTTCATAGTCACGCAACTCATGGTATGCGTGAGCTACGGAAGGATTGTTGCCAGCGTGGGCGTTAGCCACAGCACGCTTAACAACCTCAGCCCTGTCAAACGTCCCATACTTCTTTTCCAGTTCGCCCAACTCGCTTTCTAGTTGACGTCGCCCCGCTTCCATTTGCTCCATTTGAATGCGTTGCTCTTGAGATTGTTTTTGCGATTCCTCAAGCTGTTGAAGCCGTTGCTGGGTCTCCGCCAACTGTTGCTGTAACGCCAGTTCTTGTTGCGACACTGCCGCCGGTTGCTGGGTTTCTGTTTCCTCAAACCCGAAATAGTTTTCAAATTCGTTCGCGGGTTGCTTCTGCTGTGTCGTTTGGCGTTGCGAAATAAGTTGCTGGGTTTGTTCAATTTGTTTCCTTAGCTCTGCAACGTTGCCGGCGTCTTGCGCCCACCCGTAAGTTTCTCCTAAACCGTCATAGAACCTGCGGGGGTCTTTGACGAGCGCTTGCTGCATTTGTATAGCAGCTTCAATGTCTTGCTCGGTGAGCCCTTGAGAAGTGAACCTTCTGAGTGGTTCTGTTTCTTCTATGACACGCTGGTAGCGTCGCTGCCAGTCTTCGACGAGCGGTTTGAGGTCTTCGTGGAGTGGTTCGGGGACGATGCTTTCAATGTACGACCATGAGATTGGTTCGTCGTCACTGTCCGTGTCGTTGTCGTCTTCTGCCGCAATGGGTTCGTCGTCTTCTGGTTCTTCGATGGCGACGTCATCTACGGGTTCTTCAATGGGTGTTTCTTCGTTTGTTTCTTCTCCGAAACCGTCGAAGCCTTCCACATTGGAGAGGTCTAGGTTTTTAATATCAAAGGTATCGTTTTGGTTAGCCATAACCCTAACTATACCACAGACGCCCTTACCTTACGCTACCGTTTGCGCGAGCGTGCAGAAAAACGCATTTACTGCATTTCAGATATGCAGAATTGTGCAAATTATGTGCGCTCGAACATAGCAAACGTGATGTCACCACCAACTTACCAACATTTAAGCCGGTAAGTGTAGGTAAGGAAAATTCCTTACTTTACCATTTTACTTTGTCAGCCCAATAAGCCGCAGAAGTCTTACCCTTAGCAATGTTCTTAGAATGACGCGCCTTAAACGAAGAACGCTTCTTCTTCATACGGTCAGACTCCCCAGCTTTAGGCTTACCGGCGGTACTAGCACCCTGCTCACCAAACCGAATTGTTTTAGGCTTACCATCAACCTCAACCACAACAACGTGAGACTTTTTAGGATGGTTGGGGGTACGCTTGGGCTGGTTGTAACCCGACACGCCAGCATTCCTCAGAGCTGCAGCCTTACGGCTTTTTGCCTCAGCCATTACTTTTTTCCCTTCGACACAGCCATGTTGTCAACAAGGTTAGGGTAAGGGCGCCCAGCCTTCTTAGCGCGAGCTTTAGCCTGCGCCTTTTGTGCTGGGGTCAACGACATCCGCTTGCTCTTAGGTTTAGGGTTGGGTGTGTTCCACACCTTCTTTTCCACTAGATTGTTTTTCTCCAATCTATATATTCATCGGAAATATTGGGGTCTGGTCCTACAGACCCATCTTCGTAAAGAACAAGGCCGCGGCGCTTCAGGTTTGCCCTCATGCGCTCCATTACGTATGCGTCCATGATTTCCGGGTCTACTTTGGCGCTCGAGCTTCCGATTCCCTTGCGACCCTGTACTCTACCCCCCTTGCGCGGGGTTGTATTGCGGCGTGGTTGTTTTTTCTTTTCCATTACATTGCTCTTTCTGGACCCATAAAGTCCGTCATGTTACCTGTTTGTGGGGGTGGAGGCATCGACCCCGGACCCGTAGAACCTACAGCCGGCGCAATACTTCCAGAGTTACCCGGCTCATAAGCGCCACCAGGTTGCGGACCACCAGGAGGCAGAAGCCCCATCATCCGCATAGCCCGACGTGCTTTATGCTGGGCAACGTGGTTCATTACCTCATCCTGAATATACTGAGGCAACATCTTGTATGAAGAACTCTTCTGCATCAACTCGTGAATCTCAATATGCACATCATCATTATCCCACTCATTAATCGGGATAACACTTTGACGTGGCGGAATCTGACCATCAGGTCCAGGTTGCACCTCACCCATAGCCACCCGCATTTGATGCATCTGGTCAGCCATCATCACCTGTTCCTCGGTGAGGCGCTTAAAGTCAATGTTTTCGGTTTGGGCGGCACGCTTATCAATACCGCGGCGGGTAGTCCACTGCTGCAACATGGGCATGTCAAGCAACTCGAAGCCCTCTTGCGGTGTCATGTAACCAAACTTCATAAAGTCCATAACATTCGCCATGCGTGCACTCTTCGACTGTGGTAGTGCGCTACCAGCCTCAATGCGCAAGTCGGTTCCGCGTGCGATATCCGAACCTTTCAACAAAATAGCTTCGTAACCACCATCGTCACCTGTGGCTTTCACCAGTCGCGGCACATCCCAATAATCAGCGCACAAAGACAACGATTGACGTGCCGTGTCTTCTACCGCTGACTCTAGTGACGTAATAGTGGGTTGCAGGTAAGAGTCGTCACGTTCCTGCAAATACGCAATAGCGGTGGCAGCCGACACGCCGCCAGGAGCCTGCCCTCGTGACACCTCATGCTGACCGGAAATGTCCTCGAAGTTCATTTGCTGGCGTTCGTTAAACTGCACCACATAAGACGGCAACTCGGTGAGCGCCATGGGTTGCGGTCTTTGCGCGTTGGGGCGCACAGGAATCCAAAGACCGGGCTCCGTGGTAACTTTCTGTGGCACCACGGAGCCCTCATCAAACAACACCTGCGGTTTGCTGGTGCGGTTTTTGGCTTCAATAATTTGAGACTGGGTGCGGTTGTATTCAACCTGCAAGGGAATCAAATCCGTGATAACAGAGTCAGCGTAGAAACGCCCGGTGGGAATGTGGTCAATTTTTGCGAACGGGTACTGCCCGTGAGAATAAGGCAAACCTGACAGGCCAGCTTGAATGATTTGTTCGTTAACAATGGTGACAAACCCTCCTTGGGGGAGGATTTTGGTTGTGCCTGGTTTAATCCACGCTTCAATGAGTGTGGCGCTTTCGGGGCGCGCTTCTTTGTTGGCAGAGATACCTAACTTTGATGGCGACATAATATCGTCGGTGTCGCCGTCTTCACTGACACGGAAGCCTTCGGGGAGAGCGTCTTTATAAGTCAGCTCAATCCATTCAATTGGTTTGTTGTACACGTTAAAAACGTATGGTTGGTCGTAAATACATTCTTCGGTAAGGTCCGGTACAAGAATGTTGAACGGGCTCAACGCAGCCCAACACACCTCACCATACAAGTCACTTACCGCGTCATATTTGTAATCATCCCAATAGGTTTTGATGAACGCGGTGCCGGTGATGGAAAGCCAGAAAGCCGAATCAGCGATGGTGCGGTGAAAGTTTCTGCGATAGTACAGGGACTCCCACACTTGTTCACCCGCCCGGGCAGCAAACACATCGTCGTCGTCGTTGGAAGATGGCACCACACTTGCGGTCGGTTTACCTGCGGTAAGTTTAGAAATCTCGGTACGAATAATAGGACGAATTTTGTTTATTGTGATTCGGGGAGTGTATTTGTCCAGTTTGGGCAGGGGAACCAGGCGGTCTTCATTACGGTTCCATTCGACGTATTGTTTGCCCATGTAAAAAGACAAGTTGGTGTACCACTGGCGTTCATACACGCGACGTGCTGACCGCATAGTGTTGTACTGGCGTTTCACCCAAGCAACAAGTTTGCGACCGTCAGGGCTTTGCGCGAAAGCACGAACACGTTCAGCTTCCAACATGTTGGGGTTCATGTCGGCTTCCATGGGTTGTTCGTATGTTTCTTCAACCTCAACTTCAACTAGCCGACTTTCGTTGTCGGCTAGTTCTTTGTTGATTTCTTTAGCTGATGACGGCTGTGATGGCATCCAAGTCTTCCTTGTCTATAGCGATATCGTCGGCTAACTCTCCTGCTAGCCGAGCTTCTTCCGCAGCATAAGTGTCTCCACTATAATATCGCGCATTCTTCTCGTATTCAGCCATTTGTTCAGACCTGGTTCGGGCGAACTCCAATTCACTGTAAGTTAGGGCATCCTTACTTGCCAAAAGCCTCACAGTTTCGTCAAGTTGTTTGCTCAGTGGTTCAGTTATTAACTGGGTCCTTTTGGGCTCAGTTTTTACTATCCACAGTACCAGCGTCAGCGCTCCCCCCGCTAGTAACGCCAGCAAGCTCAGTGACAGCACTATCAGAAAGCTGTTTGATTCCATTGATAACTCCTTCGATTGTTTCGGGAACGTGAGACAACGCGTTCTGTAGTTCTTTGTTGCGTTTTTGTGCTGCCTTAAGTTCTTGGTGCACGTTTTCTAGATTTTGTTCTGCTTCTTCCTGGCTGATGTACCCGAACTGGCGGGCCAGCCATGCCATACCTCTAGCGGAAACGTACACTTGACCATAGTCGGGTATTTGGAAACCCAAATCTAATGCTTGTTCTTGCCCTTTAACGTTACCGTTCCCTGTTAGCACGCAACGCTGCGGGAACACTGTCATAACATCAACGAACTTTGTTCTACTGCTTGGCATATTTCTCCTTGATTAGATGAGAACAATGATACACCAAAAGGTTACTCTATTCCGGTGAAATCATAACTGGTGCCGTTAGGGTTGTTTAAACTGGTTCCCAAGGCCCGCGAATTACGTCTTTCTAGTTCTGTTCGCCACGCATACGTCACATCCAACAGTGATGCCGCATACTCAACCCTGTCGTCACTTTCACCAGCATAATCTTCGGGCGTTAAATCGGGCATAAACGTCATCAGGTAACGCAACGCATCTGTCGTGTGGTCATCCTTCTCGCGTTGCCCCTCAGGCTGGTTTTTCATTGCCGCAACTTTTTTGTTCACAAAACGGTTCTGTTTAGCACCTTTAAGTTCACGAATCGTATTATGGCACTCCTGCAATATTGTGAGAAAAGGTTTACCCGTTTTCGGGTTCATTTTCAGGTACTGCATTATCTTGTTGATTCCTACCTCTTTTTGGCGTGGTATCCCGTCCACGTTGATGTAGATTCCGTGTTTCGCGTACTCGCTGATAATGCTTTCTCCCGTGATTCCGCTTCGCTGTTTCATCGCCGGGTCCCCGGTCACCATGTACGGAACGCAATCTAACTCCGCGTTAATTTCTTTGATAGCTTGAGCATGGTCAGCAACTGTCGCATTAGCTTGATAATATTCCCTTATCACCGTAAGTCCGCCTTTGATATCAGCCGCAATCCACAACCAGGCGGTCGGGTTGTTGATTCCGTGGTCCCCAGTCAAATAAACACGCATGTGTTGCGGGTCGAAATTGAAGTCTTGGAAAGTCTGGTTGGCGTGTGTTATCTCTTTGAAATCTTTGTACAAAGCACCTGAGATAGATAAATACTCACCACCAAAACGGACCGCTTTGTTTTCTTGGTCCATTGTCCCGAAAATACGTTCAATAGCGTCTTTCGGTAGGTACGGGTTTTCGTTGGTTGACATTTGAATCAACCCGATAACTGGTTTTTCTTTTTTCTCTAACGCTTCAAAATAAGGCTGGTAAAGGTCATCGTAAATCCATTCCATACCCGCTACGGGGGTTTCACTAATCCACCAACACCCGTTTGTGTCCAGCAAACGCATCTGGCATTCGTCAAAAATAACTTTGGGGCACTCTTCATCGAAATGCACAAAATGGCGTGATGTTCCAGCGAATTTGTCGAGGTCTTGGTCTTGCGACATGAACTCCACAAACGAACCGTCTTTCAGTGTCAACGTGTGCTGTTGCGCTGAATATGATTTTTCCCACGACCCATCAATCAAATAATCTTGCGGCATATATTGTCTGTAGAGCGGCAAAATGATTTTGTCGACACCGTTGAGAAAGTCAACGCACACAACACGTCCCCTGACTTGACCTTCAAAGTTGGGGCGGTAAGGGTGGGTTTTGGTGAGATACCAAACCCCTTCCACTACGGATGCAACAGATTTACCGGAACGGTTTCCTGCCACAAATAACCGGTTCAGGTCTTGCAAATTGTGAAACTGTAATTGTTTGTCGTGTGGTTTGTACGCGTAAGCGTTGGGTTGGCGTGCTTGCACACGCAGTTGCTCTTCAATATTCTGAACAAGACCAACAAAATCTACACCTTCTTGTTTGGCGGTGCTGGCCCTAGAAGCTCGATAACCCATTTTCTAACTGATTCTTTACGTTGACTAATGGTGCCGCTTTATGGAGTTCGTCGGCGGCAAGTTTGTCCACAGCAGCCCCTCCCAGGCGTGCTCCCATTGTAGCAAGCACGATAGCGTCAGCAATGTTGTGGTCCGTGATGTGCATACCTGTTTGTGCCACCACGGATTCAATAACCGCATGTTTTTTAGCGTTACCGTTCCCGGTCGCATATTTTGCTCGCGACCTGGGCGGTATCACATAAAACGCTTTTATTTTTAAGTCCTCTTCCATGAGGTAATCCCAGATGGCGTGTTTAACAATCCACCAACCACCAGCAAGTTCATGTGATTTTGCGCCACCGGAACCAAAACTGGGGCCTTCCATAACAATAATGTCCCCATCGTTAAGTTTGCGTACAGCACCTAACACTTTGTTGGCAATGTACTCTAATCTTTCGTGCCCTTTCATGGGCGGGTTTATCGCCCAAGTGTCTTCCCATACCGGCCTGCTTTGGGGCTCTTTTGATACAATTGCGATACCGGTTGCTGTTAGTGACGGGTCAATCCCTAATATTTTTACCATGAGGTAACCCTACACGAGGAAACAGTGGCTAGAGACGAAGATACCGAAACACGCCAAGCCCAGTTGCGGCAAATAGATGATTTTAGGCGTGGTGTTGCGGAAAGCACACCGGAACCCCCTCCTGCCGGTCGTTACTTGGATTGGTTTCACGCGCAAGCATCGTACCGTCGTCCCACTGATTTGCATCACCAACTGGGGTCTAACTCATGGGATGCCGCACCAGGGGACCACACCCACAACATTGAAGACTTGTTAGACATAGAAAAATCTGTCCACATCACACCTGAGGGCACCGCTGCCACCACACCACCAACATTCACGGGCGACGCCGGCGACGTTTTCTCTGGAAGTTACACACGTATCGGCAACGTTGTACATTTTGCTTACATGGTGGATTTTGATAACATCACCAGTTTTGGTGCTGGACAGTACTCTATGGAGTTGCCTTACGCCGCAGAACACCCCTACGTTTTCCGTGACGGTTGCCTTCACGACGCCTCAACGGGGGACCAATACCATATGACCGGTCACGTGGCTGAAGGCGAAACAACCATGTACCTGTTTTGGTCTGACAAAGTGTCTAGCGCCGTCCAAGATGTCGAGTTTGAAGAAGGAACCCCTTTGAGTTTGGATGTGGCAGATAATTTCCATATTGCTGGAACGTACGAGAAACAACCAGATTAAGTTAAATGTCCGCCCCGTGTTTTCTGGCCTCTTCTCTACGCAAACCATCTTCAGTATAAATTTCCTCATCTTTTGCTCTGGTAACGGGGTCGTGCTCAACATAGTCCCCATCGGGGATGAATGGAACTGACGCGTCAACGGAACCGTCCTCATTGGTGGGGCGAGGACCATACGCTTCATCGTTTTTGGCGTGCCACTGGTTGTGACACCAATCACAAATCCTGTGCAGGTTAACACCTAACTCGTTATTCAACGTGTTCTTATCGGGACCATGATGCCTATCCGACGCTGGCCTGCCCGGGCAACCCAAAATGGGTACCACACCACCACCAGCCTGGGCCAACCACGCCCACTCACAAATCATCCCCGGCGCAATCGGCGCTGTTTTCGCCGCCATCTTGCGGCCAGAAGAAAGCGGGTCAGCATACTCATCAGGCGATTTAACACCTATATAATCGTTTATATAAGTTTCAATCTCTTCAACCACCGGGGTCCCCACATAGTTCGAGTCGGCGGAGCCTTTAGATTCTTTACGCAATTGCGCATGCAGGTCATAATTGCCTCCGCAGCAACACGACACCCATTCGAAATTGTTAGCCTCTTCGTTGACGCGAACCCAGAACTCGTCACATTCGTCATGGAAACCGTGTCGACAACTTTGGCAAACAGAATCCAACGTGACCATAACATCATCTAATTCACCACCCAAACTAAACGCTTCTTCAAGGGTGAGATAGTCATCAAAATCTTTTTCACTCATTCGTCATACAATCCAATCCCCGTGTAACGGATACCGCGACGCCCTTTCTCTTTTACCAAGGGTAACCTGTTTGTCAGTTCACGCAACAACTGAGTCCTAGATATAGGGGTTTCCGATTCCTGTTGACACCACTGCTTGTAGTTATTGTAAATTTCCTGTGCAGAATACGACATGTGTGCGTTAACGAAAGTTCTGTCCGTCACATACTGAGCAATATTGTCTTCTTCAAGCTGGTACTCGGTTGTAGCGGTACGAACACTTTCAGGCTCGTTAAGGAAACCATTCTCATAAACACGTTGCGCACCTTCAATCATCCACTGCAAAATCCCTGGACCTTCAGAAGCAATCAACTCCTGCGCCAAATGTTTATTCTGTTTTTCGGGCGGAATCGTGACATCAAAATTGATTTTACGAACCCGCCGCCAAAACCCGTCACCACCAGAAGAAACCTTAGGCAAATGATTCATAGCCAGAATAAGAGTATGGCTGGGTTTGAAATCAAAAAAGTTTTTACCAATCAACCGTGCACTAATCGTGTCACCACCAGTCAACATTTTTACACGCGACTCATTGAACTTTCCATCCGGCCGTGTCTCAGAACCTAACGCCAAACGCACGCCCCGCAACCGCGCAATCTCAGTCGAGTGTTCTTGGAAACCTTTATCTAACAAAAAGTTTTCCGGCATTTGCGTCACATAATCACCTAACAAGCCAGACGCTACTTCAAGAATTGTGGACTTACCGTTAGCGCCAGTACCCACTAACAACGGCAACACATGATGCAAAGTCTCACCAATTAAAGCCAAACCAAACAACTCTTGAATATACGTTATACGCTCTTCGTCAACAATGACCTGCTCCAAAAACTCGTGCCACCTTGGTGTCAAAATTTTTTCCGGAGCCACCAACGTTTGTTTTGTGTGACGGTCCTTATACGGGTCGCCCTCACGCAACACACCCGTTGTCAAATCGATGATTCCATTCGGTGTACATAGTTCGAGTGCGACACTATCCAAAAAACGAGCTTGGCACACTAAGTCGCGAGTAGTTTCAGCTAACTCAACAGCGGACTTAAGTGCGCCATTCTGCAAAGAACGTTTAACCCATTTTGTTGTTGTTTCGGAAGGATTAGTCTCAGCAAAACGATACGCAGAATCAATTGCTTCCTGCATAATCTGTTTAGTGTCATCAAAAACCCAACGATGATTTTGCCACACGTGCCAACCAATGTTGGGCACAAACAAAAAACGCCCACTGATATTAGCGGCCAGACGAGAAGCATTAGCCGAATCAGTGAACGAAAAAGATTGTTCCTGCATCACAATTTGAGTAACAATTGTTTGAGACTGGGCGAGTGCGCCCAGCGACGCATCACCTTCTAAGGAAGTGTTTACGCCGCTGGGCGATTCTTTTGGGAGGTTCGGCACAGCATCCAACCCTCCCACTCGATGAGTGTGATAATCAACCGCTTGCGCCAACCTAATCTCGTCCATACTCGCGACGAGGACCCGCGCCCACGTAAGTGTCGACGCGACCTCATTGTGAGTCGTTGGTCTAGCATTAACACCAGTTGCCAACAACGCCTCAAACTTATCGCGCAAAAGTAAAACCAACTGCTCATAAGTATCCTCCGTAACGCAACCATTACGAGCGGCTGCCTCAATCTTTGTAGCCTTACCGACCATCCAAGGGTGACGCGCTGGCGGGTCACCCTGAGTAATCTCATCAACAACCGCTAGCGCCCACGCACAATCATGCTCAGCAGGCTCCCACGTATCCGGATTAGACACAACAATAAACTCATCAACCGGATTATCTTGATGCTCAAAACCATACGCAACCAATACTTCTTCGACCTCCTCCAC